GCGGTTCAGTTTTTCAACTTTCCGTCATTGCTTTCGGCGCTCGAGAGGGTTGGGAACCTTCTCGGGCCCGATGCCCTACCTCGTATGAAGACGTTTCGATCCCTAGTACGGGGAACACCTAACTTCCCTTGGCCCCTCGGTAAATTGGGGGTCAAGGAAGAACCAGGTAAGAAGCGAGTGTTTGCTATGGTCGACTGGTGGACGCAGACTCTACTCTATCCCTTGCATAGGGCTGTCTTTGGATCCTTGCGTTTTATACCGCAGGATTCCACTTTCAATCAGATGAGAGGTGTAGAGAGAGCTTGCGCGGCAGTCCAGGACGGCTATGTAGCCTCTCTGGACCTGTCGGCGGCTACAGATCGGCTTCCCGTCGATCTGCAGTCTCTCCTCGTCGACTATATCAAGCCCGGTCTAGGATCTCCGTGGAAGGAGCTCCTGGTTGGGCGGGCCTACAGAGTCCCGAAGAAGTACTCCTCCGTGGCTTCTCAAGTCCACTACGCATGTGGACAGCCAATGGGGGCTTATTCTTCGTGGGCTATGTTGGCTCTCACTCACCATTTCCTGGTGCAGATGTCGGCCCGAAGATGTGGTATTACGGAGTGGTTCACAGGCTATGCCGTGCTGGGGGATGACGTATTGATATGGGATCGACACGTCACTCACCAGTATCTCGAACTTATGAAAGAGTTGGGAGTAGGAATCTCAATGCATAAATCCCTTATATCCAATAATGGGACTTTCGAATATGCAAAAAGGTTCATTGCGAAAGGGGTCGACTGTTCTCCGCTTCCTCTTCGCGAGGCGGCGGCGGCCAGTTCGTCCCTAGACGCACTACTCTTGCTCATAACTAAGTTTCGGCAGAGCTGGAGACCGGCGGATGTTCTCGCGTTTCTTGGGAAGGGTTACAAAGTCAGAGGTTCGTTAAGCCGCCCATTGAGACGACAGTCTCGGGTGGTGGCGCGAATACTCGTCTTTTTGGCCCAACCTTCAGTTAGCGCTATTTCATTCGCCTCCTGGTACCAATGGTTCGGGATGGTCGGCATAAACTCGTTCCGTCTACTACCATTGAAAGATTTAGAACTCAAGATGAATAATCTTCTTGAGTACTATACCGATCATGCGTATTCGGAGCATGCCCGTTGGATGCGTCCGACCAACTATGGTACGTTAGAGTTTATACCGCCCCTCGAGCCAGCGGAGCCTGGTTCGGGCCTTGACTTAACCGATAAAGAGTTGGTTTCGCAACAGATCATGTATCTTCTTCTCCCAATTATTGGAGCGAAGATATACGACGCTGAGCAATTCCGACTTTCTCGACCTGAAGCATTTGCCTTCTCCGAGGAATCGGATTTCGACAAGGCTTTCCAGGCTTTCTCGGATTACATATCTCGTCTAGATAAGACGGAACGGTATATGCCAGATTTCTGCAAGATCAAACTTGAAGAAACGAAGCGTAGACCGGCTTCTTGGTGGATGAAGATATGGGAATTTGGGAGTGGCTGGGAGACATCGTAATTTTCGTCTCTAGTCACAGTCCCTCTTCATTCCAAGGGTTCTTCTATCGGGAGTTGTCCCCAGGAGGTTTTCGGAGGTTGAAGAGTCCGATCGCCTTAAGCAAGTGGTCGGAGGCTTATATAAAAGCGGCCTACAGGCTTGCTTTAGGGGTCTACGCAGGGTCCTCTGTCCGTTTGTGTTGGTGAGGTAATGGCTTACCAGCAGACGAATACGTCTCTGTGCCCCTTAAAGTAGTTACCTGATAGAAAGCTCAATAAACGAGCAGCACGTGGCTGGAGCTTAGGATTAATCCACGCTCACTAAGATTGGTACCTTAGTGATGTAGGTGTCGCTGAAGGGAGGACCTTGATTAATTCAGGGAAATCCTAAGAATTTAACACGCAACTGAG